GATATTGAAATTACGGCAGTAGAACTTAATTCTGATATTGCTAAAATATATCAAGATTTTTTTCCTAATGACAATGTTATTGTAGGAGATGCACATCAATATTTGCTAGATCATTTCCAGGAATATGATTTCATTTGGTCATCACCGCCTTGTCCTACACATAGCAGACCAAGAAAGTGGGCGCATCATCAAAACCCACCCATATATCCTGATATGAAACTTTATGAGGAAATTTTATTACTGGAGGGATATTTCAAAAAAAGATGGGTTGTTGAAAATGTAATCAGTTGGTATGATCCCTTAATAAATCCGTATTTATATAAAGAGCATTATTATTGGAGTAATTTTTTTATAGGTGGTAGTCCAAAGGAAAGAGAATACAGACAATTTCATACTGCGACAATTAAAGAAATGCAAAACAAATTGGGTATTGATATATCAAAATATAAAGGCATAAATAAACAAGTTGTTTTAAGAAATTGTGTAGAACCAAAAGATGGTTTGCACATATTCAATCTGGCTATGGAAATAGATACAAAGTTAGATACAGAGCAATATAGTTTATTTAAATAAAAAACAATAGAAGGAGTAAAAAATGGAACTTGAAATACTAAACACATTAAATGAGATAAAATCTTTAATTAAAACAAATACGACCATTAAATGGCTAGATATGAAAGAGGCTTCAAGACAAACATCTTTGTCGGTTAGTACACTTAGAAGGGCAATGATTTCGGGGGATTTAAAATATAGTGATGTAACGGGAAAAATCCTTTTTAAGGTTGAAGATATTAGTAGTTGGTTAAATGGCTAAAACAAAAGAAGAATTGAGAATTGCGGTTGTTGAATTGTCTATTGAGATAGAAACATATAAATCAACAATAGAAACGCAAATGTCAATGATAGAATCATTATGTGGAGAAAATTATGAACTTAAAGCAGAGATTAACATATTACAAAACATTGTCAGATCATACATTCCAGATTTGGATTCTGGAAAGAATTAGTGTGTGGACAATATTGACAACCTATACGATAGGTTTTTGGATGATATTGTTTTGGGTGTTCATTTAAAATTAGTAGGAATAAAACTTTTTAAATGTGAGCAATGCGAAAAGGTAAGGAAAACAAAACAATATGAATATCAAAATGCGAAATTTATTGAAGAATATGTGCCGAAAATGTGGAAAGCATTATGCGGAAAGTGTGCAAAAAGAGAGTGCGGAAAAAGAATCTTCGACAACTTCACATTGGGAGAGTGAATTGCGATTGATTAGGATAAACAGAAAAACGGGGGAAAAGATTATTGAAAAATAAAGGATGATAATATTATGGTGACAAAAAAGAAATCTCCGAGAATATTGCCCGTCATTGAAGAAATACAACCGAATTACCCATTCCCGCAAGTTTCATTTGATACAAACAAAGTATTCGATCAAATACATATCAGAAATACATATATCAGAGCAATGAATGATGCCTTAAAAGAAAATGAAATTGGATACAATGACAGGATAAGGTATTTATCCAGAAAATGGTTCTCATCACCTCAAAACATTGAAAGAATAATAACAGATAATACGGAGAAGTAATACCTTACTTAAAAGTAAGTAATCTTATATAAAACTATTTTGATAAACTCGACATTAAAATCAAGGCATTAAAAACATTTTTGAATTAACAACAGAATTGAATAGCCAGAGGGAAATGCTTACGACCGCAATTTCTGAAATGAAAAAACGAGGAATAAGCAAAGCAAAAGCAGAATCTGAATATCGGATCGCTTTGGCAACTAAAATGCTCAAAGAACGTGAATCTGGAACTCCAGTTACTATTATAAACGATATATGTAGAGGCTCAAAAGAAATTGCATCATTAAAAATGGAAAGAGATATTGCCGAAACATTATATGATTCGTGTTTACAAAAGATATACCAAACCAAAATGGAGATTGGTATTATAGAGAACCAGATGAATGCAGAGAGGAAGGGACTTTGATATGTCCGTTAAAAACGGAACAAAAACGGGGGGTAA